TATTGAAGTTGTTAGACTTTTCTTCTACTGGTTACGACACTTTCCAAAAGTGGTATGTTGATGGAAGAATCAACTATCATGTTATGATCGATGTCAAGCAACCTCGAAAAGGTATTCAAGAGTTGCGTTATATTGATCCAAGAAAGATTCGTAAGATTAGAGAATTTGAAGATAAGAAGACCGATGGTAGTGGTTCTAATAACGGAAAATTCCTAACAAAAGAGATTAAGAACGAGTATTACATTTACAGTGAGAAAGGGTTTTTAGCAACAACAAATAATATTCAGTCTCAAGCCGGAAATAATGATATTCAAGGCTTGAAGATTGCTAAAGACTCAATTGTTAATGCTAATTCAGGTTTGCTTAATGAGAATAATACATTAGTTGTATCTCATCTGCAAAAGGCATACAAGCCTTTGAATCAGTTGAGAATGATGGAAGATGCTGTAGTTATTTACAGAATATCTAGGGCGCCTGAAAGAAGAATTTTCTATATCGATGTAGGTAATCTGCCTAAGATGAAAGCAGAACAGTATCTACGAGATATGATGACTAAGCACAAGAATCGCTTAGTATATGATGCAAGTACTGGTGACGTTAAAGATGATCGTAGACATATGAGTATGACTGACGATTTTTGGTTGCCACGAAGAGAAGGTGGAAAGGGTACAGAGATCACTACATTGCCTGGTGGTCAGAATCTAGGAGAACTAGACGATGTATTATATTTCCAGAAGAGATTGTTTAAGGCTCTGAATGTACCTATCTCTCGTATGGAATCAGACAGTGGATTCTCACTAGGTAGAGCAACAGAGATATCTAGAGATGAGATTAAGTTTAGTAAGTTTATCAGCAGACTGAGATCACGATTCTCTACACTGTTCGATAAAATTCTTGAGAAGCAGTTGGTACTCAAGGGAATCATTAGACCTGAAGAGTGGGGTGATATTCAAGCCTCTATCAGATATGATTTCATGCAAGACAACTACTTTGAAGAGTTGAAAGAGAGTGAAGTCTTGAGAGAAAGATTAAATCTTCTTCGAGACATTGACGACTATGTTGGTAAGTACTACTCAGCAGAATGGGTAAGAAAGAATGTTCTCATGATGAACGAAGATGAAATCGAGAGAATGAGAGACGAAATCGAGCAAGATAACGAAGATGCAGATGATGCAGAAGACGATATCGAAGATGGCGATTTTTAACATAGTTGATTATAAATAACTTAATAAGGTAAGGAGATAGACATGAGTGTTAGTGACTTGATTAAGAGTGCGATTGACAAAGATGCAAATAGCTTTGAGGGGTCGTTCAACAATATTATGGCAGATAGAATGACAGCGGCTATCGGACAAAAATACGATTCCATGTATGGCGCTTCCGCAGAGGCGGGTGAGCCAGTTGAGATGGAAGCACAGGTAGAAGTAACGCCTGAAGCGACAGAATCAGAATAATAAAAAGGAACAATAATGAAATCTTTTAAGCAATTTACAGAGTCTAGTCAACACGATGAAGTTCAAGATTTAGGCGATAGTTCTTCTAAAGAAAAACATAAGGCGTTTATTGATAAGCATTTGGTTGATGTTAAAGAACTTCCAGATGGATATAAACAGGCAGAAGTATTAGACTTATCTAGCAATCGTCTTGCTGATCTAGAGAAGGGCGAAGATGCAGAAGTCTATGAGTCTGTGCAAGAAGGCACTGTATCTGAAGCAGAAATGACTGATGCTCAGAAAGCAAAAAGAGAAGAAATCGTTAAAGAACTCAAAAAGAAAATGAATGAGTTCAAAGATCGTTACGGTGATCGTGCTACAGATGTTATGTACGCAACTGCTACTAAAATGGCAATGAAAGACGAGTCTGAAGAAGATGAAGATGAAGACGAGTTGGAAGAAGGCTATTACGAAGGTTACTACAAAGAAGGCGTTCTACAAGACTTAGAGATGATCGTTAAGAAGAAAAGCGTAGGCGATGTTAAGTTCAAAGACGGCAAAAAGCAAAAAGTTGATCTGACAACTGCTTCTATGATCGTTTCAATGGTTAAGCAATTGAACAAACAGAATCAAAAGAAAGTGTTGAATATGCTAGACAACAGCAAAACATTTAAAGATGTTGCTAAGTTTGCATTCTCAGCCGGAAAATAGGAAGAAGATATGAGTTTACTAATCAAAGAAATCGTTGAAGATGTACAATATATCACTGAAGCCAAAGAAGACGGTGAAGGTAAAGACTACTATATTGAAGGCATCATTATGCAAGGCGACATCAAGAATCGTAATGGTCGTATGTACCCAAAAGAGATTCTTGCTAACGAAGTAAAAAGATACAACGAGACATATGTAGAGAAGAAAAGAGCATATGGCGAACTTGGTCACCCTGCAGGTCCTACGATTAATCTTGATAGAGTATCTCATATGTTTACTGAACTGAAGCAAGATGGTTCAAACATTGTTGGTCGTGCAAAAGTAATGGACACGCCAATGGGCAAAATCGTAAAGAACATCATGGATGAAGATGGTACTCTTGGTATTTCATCTCGTGGCATGGGTTCAATCAAGCAGAACAAAAATGGCATCATGGAAGTACAGAAAGATTTCATGTTAGCCACCGCAGGAGATATTGTAGCTGATCCATCAGCACCAGACGCATTTGTTAAGGGCGTTATGGAAGGTGTAGATTGGATTTACGATGTAGCTTCTTCTTCATGGGAAGTAGCAAACACATTCGATGAGATCGAAGAAGAAATCAAACAGACTGCTAAAGTCTCTACAGCAGAATTAGAGATTAAAGCGGCCGCTTTGTTTGAGAAGTTCGTTCGTTCTTTGACGAAATAGATTTTTTTATAAATAGTAATATTGACACATTAATTACTTTAAAAGGAGAAGTTAAATGAGTGAATTAGAAAAAGACCTTGATCTTGATCTAGACCTCGAGGAAGCAAAGGGTACTGGTGAAGATTCTGAATCTGCCGATCCTGTGACTCCAGAAGGTGGAAACGACAAGTCAAAGGCAAAACCAAAAGCTAAAGGAGAGAAGGCTGATAACGTAGAAGATGACGTTAAAACTCCGCAAGGTTCTAATGATGCAGGCTTGAAAGAAGCTGTAGAGCGTTTGTTTGAAGGTTCAGAATTTTCTGAAGACTTTAAAACTTCTGCTGTTGCAGTATTCGAAGCATCTGTACATGAGAAAGTACTAGCAGAGACAGCAACTCTAGAAGAAAAATTTGAAAGCGATCTTCAAGAGCAAGTAGAAAAGTCTGTTGAAGAAATTGTTGAGAAAGTAGACCAGTATCTAGATTATGTAATTGAGAACTGGATGGAAGACAATCAAGTAGCTGTTGAAAGCAATATTAAAGTAGAAGTTGCCGAATCAATTCTTGAGAGTGTTAAGGGTCTAGTATCTGAGCATAACCTTGAAATCGATCAAGAATCTATTGACCACAATGCTGAACTTGAAGTTGCTCTAGAAGAGTCTCAAGTTAAGTATAACGAGTTGGTAGAAGAAATGATGGCTATCAAGGAAGCTAAGAAAGAAGCTGACTTAGAAGTCGCATTCAAAAATGTTTCTGAAGAATTAACAGACACCCAAGCGGAAAAACTGCGTGTTCTATCAGAAGGTATTTCTTTTGAATCAACTGATGATTACTCTAAGAAATTAGAAGCAATCAAAGACAACTACTTTGTAGAGTCTGCGCCTGCTCCAGTTGCTGAAGAAGAATCAAATGATCTTCTACAAGAAGAGACTGCGGAAGAAGTACAGCCTGCATTAGATCCGTCTATTGCAAGTTATGCTGAATCGCTCAACCGCTTTTCGAAATAACAAATTTTATAAATAGTAATAAGTTAAAATCTCAAATAAAGGAGAACCATAATGAGAAATGAAGAACTAATGAAAAAGTGGGCACCGATCCTAGAGCATAATGCTCTTCCCGCTATTTCTGATTCACACAGAGAAGCTGTTACAGCAACTCTTTTAGAAAACACTGAGGCTTCAATTCGTGAAGGCTCAAGCCTAGGTGGAACTGGTGTTCTAGCTGAAACTACTAACACTTCTGTTGGTATGACTGGTGACGTATCTGCTGATCGTGGTGCATACGATCCAGTATTGATCTCACTAGTACGCCGTTCAATGCCTAACCTAGTAGCATATGATATCGTTGGTGTTCAGCCAATGACTGGTCCTACTGGACTTATCTTTGCTATGCGTTCACACACTGGTGGAACTCACACAGCATCTACTGAAGCATTATTTGACGAAGCTAATGCTGGCTTCTCTGGTGATGGTACTGCAAACACCGAATCTAGTGGTTACTACAATGCTACAGGTTCTGGTATGGCTACATCCGCCGCTGAAGCAAAAGGTACTACTGATGCTGCCGCTATTAATGCTGATGTTGTTGACCAAGCAACTGATGCCTACAGCGCACCCGTTACTGAAAGCAACCCAATTGCTGAAATGTCATTCAGAATCGACAAAGTTGCCGTAACTGCTGTATCTCGTGCATTGAAAGCTGAGTACACTTCAGAACTAGCACAAGACCTTAAAGCGATCCACGGTCTTGACGCTGAAACTGAGTTGGCTAATATGCTTTCTGCTGAACTACTTGCTGAAATCAACCGTGAAGTTGTTCGTAAAGTATACACAGCGGCTACTCCAGGTGCTGTTGCAGGTGAAGTTGCTTCTGCAGGTACTTTCAATCTTGACGTTGACTCAAACGGTCGTTGGTCAGTTGAGAAGTTCAAAGGCTTGATGTTCCAAATCGAGAAAGAAGCTAACGCAATTGCTAAAGCTACTCGCCGTGGTAAAGGTAACATCGTAATCTGTTCATCTGATGTAGCTTCTGCTCTTCAAATGGCTGGCATCCTTGACTACGCTCCTGCTCTTAACAACAATCTACAAGTAGATGACGCAGGTAACACTTTCGCAGGTGTATTGAACGGTCGTTACAAAGTATACATCGATCCATATGCGGTTGGTCAATACTTAGTAGTAGGCTACAAAGGTACTAACGCATTTGACGCAGGTATCTTCTACTGCCCATACGTTCCATTACAAATGGTTCGTGCAGTTGGTGAGAACAGCTTCCAGTCTAAGATTGGATTCAAGACTCGTTATGGTCTTGTTGCTAACCCAATGGCTGGCGATTCTCTTGCCAGTGACGGTACTGGTGCTAACAACGGTCTTACCGCTGATAAGAACACTTACTATCGTAAGGTTAAAGTTGCTAACTTACTATAAGTTAATAACAATAAGATTCGGGGTTAACCTGAACATGATTAGGGGGTCTTTCGAGACTCCCTTTTTTTGTGCATATAAATAATACTATGATCATATCGAGGATTACAGATGGCTACATTAACAACTAATACAAACTATCTCTCACCAGTTGAGTTTCAGTTAGTTCTGAATCGACTACCTAATGTCGAGTTCTTTATACAAGGTGCAAATATTCCAGGTATAAATTCTGGTGGAACTGAGATACCCACCCCATTTAAAATTGTTAACGAACCAAGTGATAGAATCGCATATGAAGACTTTGTTGTTACTGTAGTGTGTGACGAAGATATGGTAGCGTTTAGAGAGATATCTGACTGGTTGGTCGCACTAACATTTCCAGAGAGTTTTGATCAGTATGACAGTTTAAAACCTGCGCCAGAAGGTACTGGCAAAAAATCAGATGCCACATTGATCGTATTAAACAGCAATAAAAACGCTAATGTTAAAATTAAGTTCACTGATATGTTTCCAACATCAGTTAGTGGGCTACAGTTAAACACAGCAGAGTCAGATTTGACTCCACCTACATTTGAAATAACTTTTAGATATCACAACTACACAATAGAAGTTTAGCTTGACATACAGTACCATTTAGTGTTATACTAACACTAGTTATAGCTGTATTTTTTAATTATGAGGATTATGAATGAAGATAGAAGATATCATTAAAGAGTGGGAAAAAGACGGTCCTGTTGACACGATCAACATTACTAACGAGTCTGCAAACACTCCAAAACTTCACAACAAGTACTTCAAAATCTATATGGGAGAAGGTTATCTCTTAAAGAAGATGAAGGCTGAGTATAAGAAGTTATACAAACTCAAAACCGAATACTACAAAGGCGAACTCGATGTCACTGAGTTAGCACAGTTTGGTTGGGAGCCTCAACCACTTAAAATTCTAAAGCAAGACATTCCATCATATTTAGAAGCAGACGATGACATTATTGAATCGTCTCTGAAGATTGGCGCACAAGAACAAAAGGTTGCGTATCTTGAATCAATACTAAAGATGATTGGTAATCGTGGATTTCAGATCAAGTCGATTATCGATTGGGAAAGATTTAGAACAGGTGCTTAATGTCTGAAGAAGTGATTATAGAAAAAGTCGATGATGTCTATGTTAGGATTCAAGCAGAACCTAGCACTAAGATGGAATTGTCTGATCATTTTACATTCAAAGTACCCGGTGCTGAGTTTATGCCATCTGTGCGTAACAAGTATTGGGATGGTAAGATTCGTCTATTGAATGTGATGACTGGTATGATATATCGTGGATTGATTCCATATGTCATAAAGTTCT